ACAGTCTCCCGATGCTTTTTTATGCAACTAACTTGCGGTTAGCGCACCGTTATTGAGACTCAACAAATACTAAAATGGCAAGGACACACAGAGAGATTGCAAAGCATCACGGGATTACGATTGATGTCGTGAAGAAGCTGTCTTCAAAGGGCGTGAACGTCTATGACGACAAAACAGTGAAAGCTGAACTGGCTAAAAAACGACACAGGATTAAACCTGGTGCCGAGCTTTCAAAGGGTGCCGCTAACTCGATTGACGAGGGCATGACAGTTGACCAGATCCGAGCGGCTGGAATGAGGGCAACCAACATTGACGACCTAAAGATACTAGACTCGAAAGCGACGCTATTGCAGAAAACGATTAAGGTCGAAAAAGAACAAGGCAAGCTAATACCTCTTGATGAGATCAACGAGCGCGACACTAGGATAGGCGCGGCTGTAGGTGCGGCAGGTGCAAAGATCGTGAATGACTGGGCGCCAGAGCTAACGGGCTTATCAGAACCAGACATGCAGGAGGTAATGGCGAAAAGGTGGGCAGAAATTGCCGCAATGCTAGCCGAGAAACAAAGTGAATTTTGGAAAGGAAAAGAAAGATGAGCGCAGGAAAAGGAGACAAGCTAAGAAAGGGAGCGGACTTGGAAAAGTTCCGCAGCAACTACGACAACATATTCAAAACCAAGAAAGATGAGCGACGCATTCAGACTAGGGATAAGACCACCATCAAAACTAAGCCCACCAGACTGGGCAAGTAAGAACGTCCAGCTTCAAGGCTCGGAAAGGTCTAGTCGATTTGACATCAAACAGACGCCTTGGCTACGCGCACCGATGGAGTGTGGAGCAGACGCACGCACTCGAAACATTGTTTTCATGGCTCCGACAGGTTGCGGTAAATCAACAATGGCGGAGGGTTATATACCTTGGGTGGTTTCAGAGAATCCTGGTAGCTTTCTTTACGCATCGCAGACAGACGCAACAGCGAAGTTTTGGGCAGAGACAAGACTCATTCCAGCACTAAAGAGTTGCAAGCACATTGACAAGTTGTGGTCATCTGATAGGCACAAATCGAGGTCGACAGAAATTCTATTTCCACACATGCCGCTCGTCGCTAGCGGCGCCAATATTTCCAGTTTTCAGGAAAAGTCTTGCCGCTACCTCTACGCCGATGAGGTATGGCAATGGAAGGCGGGACTGGTTGGTTACTTCATGAAGCGGCATCATGACCGGTGGAACAGGAAGGTGTTTCTGGTCTCTCAAGCAGGATATACGGAGGATGATCTAGATGTAGAATGGAACAAAACAGACAAGGCGTCGTGGTCGTTTAAGTGCCGAGGATGCGGAGACTTTGTTAAATACGACAGATCTATTGTAGCCTATGACGTTGCCAAGATCGGAGACGGGATAGATTTCCAAGCTACAGCAGATACGGCGAGGGTCGTCTGTCCATTGTGCGGCGAGGTCTACAAGGACACGCCACAGGAACGCCGAGACTTAACCAACAGCGCGGAATACATCGCGGAGAGTGATACGGGCTTAGATGATCACAGAGGATTTAGGATGCATCGTCTGGGCATCTGGTGGATTCCTTGGAAAAACTACGTTCTAAAACTACTTGAAGCTAAGCGCAAGCTAGACCTTGGAGACGTTACCGCATACCGCCAAATGCTACAAGCTGACGACTGCATCCCGTGGAGTGATGACCTCGGCATCGAGAGAAACGAAATGAAGGTTTCACACTCAGCAATCAAAGACCGTGACCCGAAAGAGAAGATACCAGACGAGAGTGTGCGGTTCTTTACCTGCGACAAAGGCGGCGACCATTTCTGGGGCGCTATCAGGGCATGGAGTGGCGGTAAGTCAAGCGAGCTTCTATGGGAGGGTTACATTCCATCAACAAGCGACGAGGTTCGCATGAGAGAGTTACAGGAGCAATACGGCGTAGAAAACCATCATGTGTTTGTCGACATCGGCTTTGAGTGGTCTAAGACGGCGGAACTGTGTGCAAGGAATGGCTGGTGGGGAATACGTGGTAACGGACAGGTAAGAAGCTATCAACACCCGATCAAAGGAGGTGCAATGGAAGAGCGGTTATATTCACGGACTAAATACACAGTTGGAGATGACGGCTCGCGCTGTCGTTACATCGAGATCGCAACCAACCCGATTAAGGATGTTTTGTGGCGTCTGATGAACGGGGGCGGTCTGGAGTGGACTATAGCACCAGATGTTTCCAAGGTTTACAGAAACCACATGAGGGCGGAGGTAAGAAAGGAAGGACCACACGGAAAAAGTAAAAACATAGTTGGTTACTGGGAACAAAAGAGCAGACAAAACCACCTATGGGATTGCGAGGTCTACAACGTTGCCGCCGCTCTTGTTTGGGGAATCTTTGGAGACTAGCACATGAAGCATTGTTTGACATTCGGACAACTGTGCGCGGTGATAGCTTTCGTGACTTCGATATTTAATACGGCGAAATCAATCTATACAGCATTAGCCACAGACAAAGCTGCGGAAGTGCAGATTAGAACAGAGCAGAAAGCGCTGGCATTATCAATTGCCATAGATCCGTCAAAGTCGTTTGAATTAACAAGCAGCACGGTAAACGGTCAGAGCATGTCTGGAAACAGAACCATTTCAAACCATGACAGGCTAGAGATCCTTTCTCTAGTGGTCAAGATGTATGATAATAACGCAGTAGCAACAACCAGAACACGCCCAATATTCTAATGATCCTCGACGCCAACTCAAACCCGGTTACAAGCACCAACAAGCTGATTCACGGATCCTCTCAGTCCAGATACAGAGGTCCGCAGTTCCAGCTTCAAAACAAATCCTTAGATGATCTCATCTCTGAGAGAGATAGAGATGTAGTGGTAGCGCTATCACAGCGGCTATTCCTAAACATGGGACCGTTCAAGTCTGTAGTCGATCAAAAAGCTTCTTACTCGGTCGGCGTTGCATGGTTGCCAACCTACAAGGGCGAAGACAGAGAGCAGGGGGGCGAGGTAGAGTCATGGCTCACAAACTCATTCTTTAAATCGCTAGATCTTCGCGGGCAGTCTTGGGATTGGTGGGAAAACCTGGAGTCGGTGAGCTACGAGATTGATGTTAGGGGTGACCACTTCACGTTGTTGACCACAGACGAAACCGGCAAGTTTCCAAGGATCAAGAACATCCCCGCGCACGCAGTCCGCACCAAAGACGCAGACAAGAAATACGGCGAGCAATGCACGGTCAATAGTGGAACTCACAAGGGGCGGCGCATCATCTACGGCATCATCTACGACGACAACGACAAGCCGCTTGCATACCGTGTAAGCACGGGGCAAGGTCAGGCAGACTATAAGGACATAGACGCAGCCAGCATAATTCACAGCTTTGATCCGACACTTTCAGACGGTCGGCGCGGTCTTCCTGTGGCATCGCACGCACTTGAAGACTTAAAGCACATTTTGCAATCTACAGAATACGAGCGCAGCAGACAATTAATAATGTCAAGCATCGGTCTATTTGTAGAAAACGATACAGGAGGTCCAGAACTAGGCGACCCAAGAAACGACATCCTCGGCACACCTGCAACCGCTGACGGGCTGACTACGCAAGAGATTTCCCCGCAAGTCTGGTATGCTCAAGCAGGCAACGGCAACAAGATTACACAGCTACGCCACGAAGCAGGCGGGGACTCATTCTCCAGCTTCCATGACCGCATGATTAGATCATTTGTATCTGGTGCTAGATGGTCTTACTCGCTGACGTGGAAGCCTACAGGACAAGGAACGGCAGAGCGCGGCGAGATACTCAGAGCAAGGAAAGCAATCATTTCCAGACAAAAGAGGCTTAACGCATGGGCTACGAGGGTAATCACCTACGCTTACTCATTCGCCAACAAGCAAGGCGCATTGCCGGACCTAGAAAACCCTTTCGCGTGGGAATTTACACGCCCGCCGAGACTTTCCGTTGATGATGGCAGGGAGTCAAAAATGATGATGGAAGGATTCAGACTAGGTAAGGAAAACATGTCTGACTTACTGGAAGCCGAGGGCAGAACCTACGACGACCACTTAAACAACCGCGCAATGGAAGCTGTAAAGCGTAAACTCAAAATTGCACAGATACAAGATGAGTTTGGCGTCCAGATCGACGAGCGAGAGCTAGTCATGTTCACGCCGAATGATCAAGCGCAGGCATCAATGCCTCAAGGGGTGGAGACACCAGAGCATGATGACGACGACTCTATTAAGTTTGAAAACCTCAAGGCTAAATTCGACGCTTACGGCGTAGCTGTCCGCGCGGGAGCTATTACCCCATCCATAGACGACGAAGTTACATTCAGAGACCAAGGGGGCTTGCCCTCCATGTCTGACGCGGTCAAGGGCGCATGGAGTGAGGACAAAGGATTTAGGCGACCCATAACAATTGTATCAGGAAGCACAGCGCCGCCCACGGCGGCTGTAACAGATCAAGAAGAATAAACAAAATAAACAAATGAACAAGATTCAACATAAATCCCAGTTCTGGGCAATCAGCAGCGAGGGAATGAACAAGGTAATTTCGAGCAGTCTCCCCGCAGAAATGAAGGAAGCAATCGCAAGCGTTGGCGCTCAAGGCGACGATAAGAAGGAGGTGTTGCGAGATATGCTCTCTGTCTACATGACTCAACGCCAGCGGATGACGAATGACGAGGGTATCGCCGAGGTGCATCTGCACGGACCGATGCTATCTGACGCATCACCTATTGACCTGGCTATGGGTTCTACCTCATACGAAGAAATCAGAGACGACATAGAAGCCGCTAATATGGATGATGATGTAAAAGCAATTCTTTTAAGGGTCAACACACCAGGTGGCACAGTCTCCGGCATAGAAGAAACATACGAAGCCATCAAGTCATCAAGCAAGCCTGTGTTTGCATATAATGAAGGATATGCGACATCTGCGGGCTACTACCTAATTGCACCAGCAGAAAGCATCGCGGCTTCTCCATCAAGCATGACGGGCAATATCGGAACGGTGCTGGATATGTGGGACTTTAGCGGCATGTATGAGAACATGGGCGCAAAAAGAACATTAATGACCAACGAGGGCGCAGATCTCAAGGGCACAATGCGAACAGAGCCGACTGACTCACAGCGCGAGTTTTTACAGAATCAGCTTAATGATATGGGCGACCAATTCCACGCTAGAG